GCTCGTCGTATGAATCATGGCGAGACGGATTCCTCCGACCAACATTAGAGACATGTGTGAAGTGGTTAGGAAAGGATAGGTATCTATTATGGAATGTGGCAGATGTATTAGTGAGTGGGAAATATCTACCAATAGAACAGGACAGTATTGACATTTTAGAATCATGTGGTATGATATATAAATACACATTGAAGATGGCATTAGAAGGAATGCCGGGACAAAATAGAGTGGGTGATGACGGAAAGCCTAAATGTAAAAATTTCTGTCAAGTGAATGGAAAATATTTGAAATACGAACCAGTGTTTGTATTTATGAAACCTTAAGGAGAATTGTAATGTCGTGTTGTAATAATGATGAAAATACTTTTTCTGAGATGCCTCAAAATATGAGTCCAGAAGAAATGAACCGTCAAAATCCAATTGTTCCAATGAGATTGGAATATCTGTGGTTAGATGGTTCGGATTCTAAGAATATGAGAAGCAAAGTAAGGTATACTCAATTAGATAAAAGAGAAGTTAAATCAATTGAAGATATGTTTAATATGATTCCCGAATGGTCATTTGATGGTTCAAGCACCAAACAATCAAAAACAAAGAAGAGCGATTGTTTGTTAAAGCCAGTAAAATTGTTCCCAAATTTCGTAGAGAGATCAGGAACTCCTTCGTTTTTTGTTTTATGTGAAGTTCTTGATAGTGATGGAAATCCACACGAAACAAACACTAGAGCAAAATTAAGAGAGTTGATGGACAAGGATGAAGATCGGTTCGTTTTTGCTGTTGAACAAGAGTATGTTATTATGGACAACTTTACCAAGAAGCCCATTGGATGGTCAACCTACGAAGAAGATACACCAGAACCTCAAGGTGATTATTACTGTGGTGTTGGATCCAATAGAGTACAGGGAAGAGACATTTCAGAGATTCATGCTCAGACATGCAATATGTCAGGAATTACGGTAGAAGGAACAAATGCAGAAGTTCTTCTTTCTCAGTGGGAATATCAAACTACACCAAAGTCTGCTATTGATGCGGCAGACGATCTTTGGTTGTCTAGATTTATTTTGCAAAGACTATCAGAGAAAAGTAATACTTATATTTCATTTGATCCTAAACCAGTTAAAGGTGATTGGAATGGTTCAGGCGCACATATTAATTTCTCCACTGAACATATGAGAACAAAGTCTGATATGAATTACATGAAGCAACTATGCTCATCGATGGAAGAGTATCATGCTGATGCTATTTCTGTGTATGGTATTGACAATGAAAAGAGACTGACAGGCGATCATGAAACTTCTTCAATTGATAATTTCTCTTGGGGAGAGATGGACAGAGAGGCTTCAATTAGAATTCCAATTCATACTATTAATAATTCTGGGTTGGGTTATTTGGAAGATAGAAGACCATCAGCAAACGTAGATCCATATCAAGCATTTACACATCTAATGTCATGTGTCAACAAAATTAATAAGGAAATGCTCGTAACCGCTTGAGTGTGAGTTTTTATATGAAAGCAAAACCAGAAAAATTTAATAGTGGAATTTCCTCAAGCACAAATTTATCTTATGAGCAATATTTGAAAGCGGGACTCAATAATATATCACCGAATCTTTCTGTTCGCGTTTATAAACTAGCACCCAAGTCAGATTATGGTATTTTCCAAAGAGGAAAAGACCTGAGAGTTAATATATTCTGGAACAAAGAAAAGAAGTATGAATTTATTATTGATGTTGGTTTCTTTTACCAATCAAATAGAAATAAAGATGATCGTGAATGGATGCGATCACATGCGGATAGTCACTTGAAAATGTTCAAGAGAGCAATGATTAAAAAAAGTAAACCCACTAAAACTAAAACCAAATCAAAAAAGATAGGCTCAACTCAGAATGCCTTTGAAAGAATGAAATCAAAATGACAGAAATGAAAAGATTTCGGGGACCTTTTAATGTTAAACAACCAAATGGTGAGTTAACATTATATGAAATGGGCGATGTGGTTGAGTTTCAGGGATGTCAATATATTGCAAGAGAAACAATAAGTGGATTTTCTCCCATACACACAAAATCTGGTTGGGTGAAATTTAATTCAAATAGATCTATTAATTTCACAAACAGTGATACTCCGCCCGAGATTGCTTATGAGGGGGATCAGTGGTACGATTCTTCTTCTGGAAAAATGTTTGTTTATATTAAAGACATTGATACTGAACAGTGGGTGGAACTTTGATTTTACTTGACAACAATCAATTGGTAATAGCGAATCTATTTCAGTCTATGAAATATGATCCAAATATAAATGAAGACATGATCAGACATTTGATTCTAAACACATATAGAATGTATAGAAACAAGTTCCACGAAGAGTATGGAGAATTAGTAATTTGTCATGATGGTGGAAGATATTGGAGAAAAGATATCTTTCCAGAGTATAAAGCAAACCGATCCAAGTCTCAGAAAAATTCTGATGTTGATTGGGACAGAGTTCATGACGTAATGAATATGATCTATGATGAAATTTTAGATAATCTTCCGTATAAGAATTTAAAGATTAGAACGGTTGAAGCAGATGATATCATAGCAGTTTTATGTGAGAGATATCATGAGAAGGAAAAAATTGTTATTGTTTCTAATGATAAAGATTTCCAACAACTACAAAGATTTCCAAATGTCAGGCAGTTTAGTCCAATCAAAAAGCAATTTTTAGATTGTGATAATCCAGAAGATTTTCTTATACACCATATACTAAAGGGAGACTCCTCGGATGGAATACCAAACATTCTATCTGATAATGATTCCTTTGTGAATGAAGATAAGAGGCAAAAACCATGTGGTGAAAAGAGAATTTCTATAATGAAGGAAAATCTTTCAGAATGGACTTCTACAGAGAATTGGAATAGAAATCAATCTTTGATTGACATGAGTAAGATACCAGAAAAAATACAACAAGCGGTTCTTGATGAATTTAATAAAGAACCGAAAGCAGATAGAAGTAAGATACTAAATTACTTCATTGATAAGAAACTTAAAAATTTAATGGTCAACATAGAGGAGTTTTAGAAAGTGGCCGAGAAAAAGAATAAAAGAAATCGTTACAATGAGTATGAAGATTACCAAGATATGAACAAGGGTGGTCAAAGAAAACAACAAAGAAAAAATAAAAGACACTCTGAAAAAAGATATCTAAAAGATGTAATGAGAGGCGACATTGATCCTGATGATTATCAAGATTATATGGAAGCAGGTTGGTAATTTGTATTGATTTTGAATTCAAGTGAGTGTATAATTACACTGTCTATTTTATGGAGAATATATTATGACAACACAAACCGCTATCAGTCTATCAAACAGAACATTAGATGTTCTTAAGAATTTTTCTACAATCAATTCAAACATTCTTGTGAAGCCTGGTAATAAGTTGGTAACAATTTCACCCGTCAAAAACGTAATGGCGGAGGCGATTGTACAGGAAGATTTTGACACAGAGTTTGGTATTTGGGATCTGGGAAAGTTTCTAGGAACAGTCTCATTGTTCGATAAACCAGAATTTGAATTTCATGAAAAGTTCGTTGTGATTCGTGATGAGAAGAAAAAGTCAGAAGTTACATATCATTATTCAGAACCTCGTCTTCTCACCACAGTAAACAAAGAAATCAATATGCCAGAATCTGTGGTTGATTGTACAATCACACAAGATATTTTGAATGATATTTTGAAAGCATCTTCTGTATTACAGGTGAATGATATCGCAGTCCGTTCTAGTGGAGACGGCGTGGAGATTGTTGCACTTGACAAGTCTGATGCTACTACAAACAATTATTCAATTGATCTTGGTGATCTTCCTAGTGATGGAAGTGATTTTACATTTTACTTCAAGGCAGAGAATTTAAAGATGTTGCCTGGAGATTATGATGTCAAAATTACAGATAAGGTTATCAGTCAATTCAAGAGAGTGAATGATGATCTTACATATTGGATTGCACTAGAATCTGATTCTCGTTATGGGGGGTGAAATGAGAACTTTAGTCACGGGCGGAAAAGGTCTTGTTGGTTCTACGATAGAATCTTTCTATAAACCAGATAGACAATATGTAAATTTAATGCATGTTGAAGATATTATCAGATATATTACTCGTAATAAAATTGATTCTATTATTCACTGTGCTGCAAAGGTAGGTGGTATCAAAGCAAACTCAGAACAACTTGGTGACTTTTATTATGAAAATATCATAATGAATTCAAATGTTCTTGAGGCAGCAAAAGAAACAGGAGTGAAAAAGGTAGTTTCATTTCTTTCCACTTGCGTTTTTCCTGATAATGCAACATATCCATTGACTCCAGATCAGATGCATAATGGAGAACCACATCCATCTAATTATGCATATGCTTATGCAAAGAGAATGTTAGAAGTCCAGAGTAGAGCATACCGGGATCAATATGGTTGTAACTTTGTCACTGTAATACCTTGTAACATATACGGACCAAACGATAATTTTAATTTGGATTCCGGTCATGTAATTCCTTCCTTAGTCCATAAATGTTATTTAGCAAAAAAGAATAATACAGATTTTGAAATATGGGGATCGGGAAGAGCATATCGTGAATTCATATATTCTTATGACGTTGGTTATTTAACCAAGTGGATTTTAGAAAATTATAATGATCCAGAACCAATAATTCTGTCCCCAGATGAAGAGGTTTGTATTGCAACGATTGCACAAGAGATAGCCTGGAGAATGGGATTTGAAGGTAACATTGTTTACAATCAAGAGAGAGAAGGACAATTAAAAAAACCATCGGACAATACTAAACTAAAATTTCTTTTACCAGACTACAAGTTTGTTCCTATTGAAATGGGAATACAACAAACTATAGATTGGTTTGAAGATAATTATGATGAGGCGAGAAAATGAAAAAAGCATTAATCACAGGAATCAATGGACAAGATGGTTCCTATTTAGCAGAATTTCTTCTTGATAAAGGATATGAAGTTCACGGCATTCTCAAAAGAAATTCAGTAGCAGAAAATCAAACTGCAAGACTTGATGCTGTGTTTGATAAGTTGCATTTGTATTATGGTGACTTGACTGATTTGTCTTCTTTGATTTCAATTCTTCAGAAAGTTCAACCCGATGAGGTTTATAACTTAGCAGCACAATCTCACGTTCGTATCAGTTTTGATGTTCCAATCTATACTGCAACTGCAACCGGTTTGGGTGTTTTAAATGTCTTTGAGGCATGTCGTTTAGTTTGTCCTGATGCAAGAATATACCAAGCATCTTCCTCTGAGATGTTTGGAAATTGTATTGATGATGATGGATATCAAAGAGAGTCAACTCCTATGCGTCCCGTGAGTCCTTATGGGTGTGCTAAAGTTTTTGCATATAACATTGCAAGAAATTACCGACACTCGTATGGTATGTTTATCTCAAATGGTATTTTATTCAACCATGAATCGCCTCGTCGTGGTTCTAACTTTGTAACAAGTAAAGTTGTTAAAGGTGCTTGTGCAATTAAAATGGGACAACAAACTGAATTGAAAATGGGAAACTTAGATGCAAGTCGTGATTGGGGACATGCAAAAGATTATGTTGAAGCAATGTGGATGATTCTCCAACACAATCATTCAGATGATTATACATGTGCAACAGGCATTTCACACACTGTTCGTGATCTTTGTAGATATACATTTTCTACCCTTGATATGAATTATGAGGACTATATCACTCTTGATGAAAAGTATCTTCGTCCAGAAGAATTAGAAAATCTAAAAGGAGATGCTACAAAACTTCGTGAAGAGTTAGGTTGGAAACCAAAATATACTTTTGAATCTATGATCAATGAAATGATTGACGAAGAACTCTGGAACACATATAATGTGTCTTTGGAGGATATAGTATGAATGATGTGAAAGAATATCTTTGGGTAGAAAAGTATCGTCCAAAGACAATTGATGAATGTATTTTACCAGAATCTATCAAGTCTACCTTTCAAAGTATGGTGGATTCCGGTGAATCTCAAAACCTTCTTCTATCGGGAAGTGCAGGTTGCGGTAAAACTACAATTGCAAAGGCTCTTTGTAATGAGTTAGATACTGATTATATTATGATAAACTGTTCAGAGGATGGTAATATCGATACTCTTCGCACGAAGATTCGTAACTTTGCCAGTACAGTTTCATTGTCTGGTGCAAAAAAGATTGTTATACTTGATGAGTTTGATTATTCAAATGCACAATCTACGCAACCTGCACTTCGCGGATTTATTGAAGAGTTCAGCAACAATTGTAGATTTATTCTAACCTGCAATTTCAAGAACCGAATCATTGAACCTCTTCATTCAAGATGCACGAATGTTAATTTTTCTGTACCCAAGAAAGAGAAACCAAAGTTAGCATCGCAGTTTATGGATCGTGTCAAGTATGTTCTGGACAACGAAGGAGTACCATACGAAGAGAAGGTTCTTGCGGAACTTATTCTAAAACACTTTCCTGATTTTCGTAGGGTTCTGAATGAACTGCAAAGATATTCTATTGCAGGTTCTATTGATGTTGGTATTCTCACTCAGATTGGTGAGATACATATTAAAGATCTGGTAGATCATATGAAGAAGAAAGATTTTACCAGTGCAAGAAAGTGGGCGGTTGACAACCTAGACAACTCCCCATCTGAATTGTTTCGTAAGGTATATGATGGATTGTATGATCATCTTACACCCTCCTCTATTCCTCAAGCGGTTTTGATTCTTGCTGAGTATCAGTATAAGTCTGCGTTTGTTGCAGATCAAGAAATTAATTTAGTGGCGTGTATCGTCGAACTTATGATGGGATGTGAATTTAAATGAAAAAACTAAAAGCAGAAGGTGATCACCTTATTCTTGAAAAGGTTGATTATGACAAGGAAGAAAAAACATCTGGTGGTATTATCATCAAGAAGAGTCAGGTTCTGGATGGTTCCTTTGTAGAGGCAAAGATCATCTCAATGGGAAGAGGACTTCCGATCTCAAATGGTGATATTCCAGAAGTTGAGTATAGTGAGGGTGATGTAGTACTATA